ATGCTGTTCAGACAGTTCTCGAAGAATTCTTCATGTTTGACATGGAAAATAATTGTTGGTTTCACAAACGATGCGATGAAACTATTGCGGCTTATCAGGCAAAGGCTGAGAGGAATCGTGAGGTTGGCAAACTTGGCGGTAGACCTAAATCAAACCCAGATGCTAACCAAGAAGAAACCCAAGTGGTTTCCAAACATAACCCTAACCAAGAACCACTAACCAATAACCATAAACCAAAGAGAGAGAGCGCAACTAGCGTTGCTTGCCCACCAGATGTTTCTCAACAAATTTGGAATGATTGGGTAGCCTTGCGTAAAAGCAAGAAAGCACCGATAACCCAAACTGTTTTGAATGGTGCTATTGCTGAAGCAAAGATACTTGGTTGGCCTTTGGAGAAGTTTTTGGCTGAATGGTGTAGCCGAGGTAGCCAAGGTTTAAAAGCAGAGTGGATTGTTAAGCCAAACCCTGCCGACAAAGTAAGGCTCACTGTTGCGCCAAGTAATGAGCCTGACCCTCAACTTTTGAAAATAATAGAAGATGCAAAGAAGGCTGCACCAATGCCAGACTTTGTTCGTCAGTTTGCTAAACAAGTGAAAAAAGCATGAACTACTTTGAAGCCATGAGACTGCTAGACAAGGTGCGTGAAGGCGTACCTTACCCGCTTCACCTGATAAACCAAGCCTTAGAGCTTACTGGTGACTTGGACTAGGGTATATACCTATGGCATACAGTAGAAAAAACATCTCTAATGCAGGAGACAGAGTTGTTCTAGAGAAAGCCGAAGCAAGGGAAATATACCGAACTTGGCAATCAAACAGAGATAACGATTTTGTTCGTGCCAGGCTTGAGCGTTGCGAAAAGGTCTATGGATCAGGAGCAAGAGATCGAGTCAGGTTTTATATGCGTCAAATGAAAGAAGGACAAATTGAATGAGTTGGCTTTATTCGCAGGTGCTGGTGGAGGCATTCTTGGAGGACACCTCCTTGGATGGAGAACAGTGTGTGCAGTCGAGTGGGAGCAGTACCCCGCAAGCGTATTGTGCGCCAGACAAAATGACGGGCTTCTCCCGCCTTTCCCGATTTGGGATGACGTTCAAACCTTTAAAGGAGAACCTTGGAGAGGAATTGTTGACGTTATATCTGGCGGCTTTCCATGCACCGACATTTCCGCAGCAGGAAAAGGAGCAGGAATTGATGGAGAAGCCTCTGGAATGTGGCGAGAAATGGCGAGGATCATTCACGAAGTACGACCCCGATACGTCTTTGTGGAGAACTCACCAATGCTCACTTCTAGGGGACTTGGAAGAGTTCTCGGAGACCTGGCCGCAATGGGGTTTGATGCGAGATGGGGAGTGTTGGGAGCAGCGGACGTTGGAGCGCCACATCAGAGGGACAGGATATGGATTGTCGCCAAATGGCGTGGACAGCTTCCACACGCCCAACACGACAGGATTAGATGGTGGGAGCAACAGCAGGAAAGCATTAAAACAACGCATCGACAAATGGCCAACTCCAACGTCATCGGATTGGATGAACCCAAAACAAAACGGGATCGAACTCACAAACAACAGATTTGTCAGAACGAGCTTGACTACGGGAGTGAAGTTTGGAGCGAAGCTATCGGATGCGGTCAACTTGGAAATGAAGAAGAATTGGCCAACCCCACAGGTAGCGGACTACAAAGACAGGGGCAATTTGAGCAATCCATCAATTCAAAGGCGTATGGAGATTGGCAAACAAGTCAATTTGCAGATGTGTGTGAGTCAGACTTCTGGGCAACTGAACCCGATGTGGGTAGAGTGGTTAATGGGATGGCCTCAAGGGTGGACAGAATTAAAGCCCTCGGAAATGGACAAGTCCCCTTGTGTGCAGCAACCGCTTGGAGAATCCTAAAATGACATTCATGGTCACTTTTAAAGTAGACGCTAACCCTGTTGGCAAACAAAGGGCTAGATACGTCAAAAGGGGTAATTTTGTCAGCACCTACACCCCTGAGAAGACAAGAACCTATGAGACTTTAATCAAAGATGCTGCAATCGAGGCAATGGGCGCTTCTGAACCATTGGAAACCCCTGTTAGCCTTTATCTTTACATTCGAGTACCAATCCCTAAGTCATGCACCAAAAAGCGGTTAGAAGCCATTGATAACGGGTCAGAGAAGCCAACAAAGAAGCCTGACGCAAGCAATATCCTAAAGAGCGTAGAAGATGGCATGAATGGGGTTGTCTACCATGACGATTCGCAGATCATAAACATCCACGTTACGAAGGTTTATTCAAGTCTGCCAGGCGTTGATATTTGCGTAAAAGAATGCCTAGATTAGGGTAAGTCCCTATGGTATTACGCAAGCAATTAGGTAAGATTTAATTTTTAACAGGAGTGAATCATGGAAAAAACTTGGGAATTTGACACAACAACAGGTGCAGGTAGCGAGATTGTTACTGTCGTTTATGAGTATGAAAACGATGGAGAGACAACCTATAACGAGTCCATCAAAGAGGTTTGGTTTGAGGGTAGAAACGTAATAGGGCTATTCTCTGATGAGCAATTCAAAGAACTAGATATTGAAGCAGCAATGCGGTTTCAGAATCACAAACTCAACTATAAGTTGGAGGATGTATGAACGAACCAACCAAAGCCATCCAATACCTAATCGACACCGCACCTTTGTATGCAAAAAGCAAGGCTGACAGGATGTTTTTGGAAGAGTTCCGCAAGTCCCGCAAGGCCCAACTGGCAAGCCAAGCAGGGACTGAGGTTCTTGGCAAGCAGGAAACCTTTGCTTATGCTCACCCCGAATATATTCAAATATTGGAGGGAATCAGGGAAGCGGTAGAAAAAGAGGAAACATATCGTTGGATGATGACCGCAGCACAAGCCAAAATCGAGGTTTGGAGAACGCAACAATACAGTGCTAGATTAGAAGTTAAAGCAACCCAATAATGCAATCAAAAAACAAACCCAAACCTACCGCAGGGGAAAGGTTGCATATTGCCAAAATTAAACTCATGCCATGCATCATTTGCGAATCACCACCACCAAGCGAATGCCATGAGATTAACCAGGGACAGTGGTTTACATCAATGCCACTTTGTGCAGATTGCCACAGAGGATCGGTTAACGGGATTCATGGTCAACGTAGACTATGGAACGTCTACAAAATGGATGAGCTTGCAGCACTCAATGAAACAATCCGACTATTGATGGACAACAAAAAGCCCTCTAGGATCGATTTAAACGAGTTTTGAGCGGTTTTTTATCATCGGTGCATACCAACTACGCACCCAATCAAAAAAAGCCACTAAGGGCTTAAATTTTAGACAACAAAAAACCCTCCGTAGAGGGCTTGGGTTTAACGTTTACCGCTAAGAATTCGGAGGATTAAGGCAACACAAGCATAAATCATGCGTTCTCCAATATTTCAAGGGCTTTTTTCTTGCATTGGTTAACCTGTTTTTTGGTCAACCCTTGTGCTATTTGTTCTGCTAGTTGGCTTGCCTGATTTGCCTTTTCATCAGTTGGTGCGGTAATGGCTAAAACTAGGCATTGTGTGAGTGCATCAATTTGTGTCATTTTTTCTCCGATATTAAATGATTATCCCGATAGCATGAATTAAAATCTGGTCTACCAATTTCAATTTCAACAACATAAATATCACCTCCATATTCATGCCACCAATCAAGGGGCATTTGATAATCTTTAGCGTGATTATTTAATCCTAATTTAAGGTGTTCTTTGGCTAATGTCTCATTAATGGCATAAGCTTCAAAATGAAAACGTCTAGAATCCAAAATGGCTTTATAGAATTTCATTTTTTTACCCCTTCAATCCAAAGATCGCAGCAAACACTAATTTCACGTAATGAACCATTAACGCATAATTGTTTTAATTCAGTTGGAAACCCAAAATAAATGGTTGAGTTACTTGCGTCATCAATAACCCCTTCATAATGTTTTATTATCTCCATAATGGTTTTTGATTTAACTTTATCTGAAAACTCATAGTTTTCTATTGCCAATTGATATTTATGCATAATGAACACCTTTAATTTGAACAAAACCTGAATGATCCTTTTTAGCCTTACCTTTGGCATAAAGGGCAACAACAACATTTTTGGGTTCTATATGTCGGACATCGGTGTCGTCTCCATCGATAACCTCCCAAGCCCTAAAGCTTGTCGGGATGTCCTCTTTTCTTTGGAACACTACCGCAACCCTTGAATTGTTTTTGTTGGTCAACCCCTTAATTGAAATCGGTTTTGGGGTAATGCTAGAGAATGAATAAGTTAAATCATAGTTACCAGGTGTTTTGCCAACCAAATTTCTAGAGGGATGTTTTGTGTAATCATAGAATTGGACATCGGGAAACAATTGAAAAATGGTTTTGTCATCCAAAACCTTAAAATTCTCCCAAGGGATATCACTTGTGCCATTTGGACGCACTAAAAGCTTCTGATTTGATTTTGCTGCAGACCTCTGTAATGACCAAATGTCCGAACAAAGTGACAGTAAAAAAGCCCTTTGGTTGGCATACCAAAACTCTGTCTTTGCTTTTCTAGCGTTTTGAACCGAATTAAAAGCCCCTCTACCCGATGAATACAAACAACCCTCCATGCAACCCGCTAACCTTGCCATTGAGCAGATATTGTCGTCAGGGGTTAGATACAGGATAGCGGTAAGAAAACCAAGCTTTTCCCCTTTCACTGTTTTAGTGGATGACGTACCCAAGAGGGTTTTATAAGGGAAGCCCTCATTTTGAAGGATAGTTTTGTATGGATTTTTCATGTTGACACCTATTTAAAAAGTTAAAAAATTACAATTGTTCCCATTGATCAACGTCTAGATAACCCAAGAATTGGGCATCGTCCGTATACCAACCTATGGCACATTTTTCACCAACAATTGGAGGTTGTTCACCCATTGAATCGGTAATCAAGAAATAGCCAAATTTCTCCCGACCTAATGGGTGTGGCATATATAAACCATTGAACCCACCACAAAGTGAGATTGTCTCAAGCTTCATTTTTTGCCCCTATTAAGAACCAATTTTATGCAAGCATACTGAAATATCTTGCAATAAAATATGATCCATTGGTTTTGTATTTCCCGCTAAATAGCGTTGAATGACATCAAAATATTCATTACGCAAAATAAGCTTCATTGATAAGCATTTCAACAATGCTTTTTCATTGTAGGTTTCACCTAATGCAATTTGAGAAATGATCTTTGAGAGTTTCATGTTGACACCTGTTAAGTTGATTTGAGAATGCAATTTTAGTGTTTTGCGAACACCTGGTGAACTAGGGATAACCCTTGCAGCAAGCTTTTATTTGACCAAAATGTCAAAATAAGCCAACAAACCAAAACAGAGGGCTAATCCAACCCCAATGGCACAAAGGATGTCTTTTTGGTTGTCGTTCATACTTTCACCTTTTGTGTGAGAAATTTAATTTTTTCTAGGATGTCATCCCAAGAATTCGTTTCTAATTCAGAAGCAAAACCAAGAGGGTCACAATCATTGTCTTTATCTTTGACGATAAGGGCAAACTGTAAACCTCCGCACTCACGTCTATTTTCGTCCGCATAGTTCACCCAAAGAACCATCTCTTGTTTTTCGTTCAGATCACAGGAAAAGGATGGGCAAACGTCATTGTGCCAAGAGACATCCACAAAACCCTCTGGCAATTGAGGAATGTCATAGTCAAAGTCTGGGAATTCGTATTTGTAAGAACAACGCATATTTACACCTGTTTAGTTCGTGTTCGGATTGAACACATCAATAGAATAGCAACAAAAAAACAAAAAAGAATAGGGACAAACCCTAATAAAGTACAATTAAATTAAATATTTATCAGACAAGGGGAAAAGATGTCTAGACCGCCAAAGATTGACACAATCCAATTCCGCAGAAAACTAGACAACCCCAAACGTCAAATCCTGTTAACAGTAGGGCAAGGGAATATCTCACAAGGTTTCGAGAACCTCTTAGCCCTCTACCAACATTTGCATTCATTGGGATACAGGATAGATGAACCATTTGAGAGAGTAGGGTTAGTAACTAACTATGTCGGGAATAAACAACAACCCTAAACAGAGGATTGTCTAATAGATAGGTAAGGGATAGATGGAGGGAAGGACAAGGGAAGCTTGATAAACAAAAATACAAGTACCCTGAAAATGGTGCATCAAAGACTCTCTCCAACATTATGCAAAAAACGCATAACCTTCTAGGCAGCTTACCTGGTTATTTGTACAGTAGGGAAAACCCTGGTGGATGGATGAACAGTACTGTATAAAAAGACATGAGGGTAAACCCTAGGAGATGTATGGGGGGGGAGGGGGTAGCGTCTGTGTGTAGATATTTGTGGAGCCACCATCCCTCAGAAAAAGCTAAAATGAACTAATCCATTCCAAGGAGGACAAAATGGAAAAAAGAGGAAGAGGAAGACCAAAGGGAAGCGTCAAGATGACCATACAGAGGTTTGCTGACAATCCACCCCTTGTACTACCTAAGACAGACCATCAACGTCTCAAAGAGCTTAAGGAGTTAATGATTAGGTCTGGTGGTAAGGATGTGGCTCAGAAGGTTATTGAGATAGCCCTTAATGATGAGCATCCCCATCAATTGGTAGCTTTGAAGATGTGTCTTGATAGGACTCTTCCTGTTTCTTTGTTTGAAAAGGACAAGTCTCAGAGAAGTGCTGTAACCATCAATATCACTGGACTAGGACAAGAACCGATTATTGTTGATGAACAACCTGAAGATGTAGAGGCTAAATATGGCTGATCTGAACTTCTCTCTACTTCCTTGGCAACAAGAGGTATTTAAAGACCAAACAAGGTTCAAGGTTGTGGCTGCTGGGCGTAGGTGTGGTAAGTCCCGTATGGCGGCAGTTACCCTTCTGATTGAAGGACTAAAGTGTCCACAAGGCTCTGCGGTTCTTTATGTGAGTCCCACTATGGGACAATCAAGACAGATTATCTGGGACTTGTTGCTAGACCTTGGTAGAGAGGTTATTCAGAGTAGTCATGTGAACAACCTAGACATTACCCTGATAAACGGGGCTAGGATATACGTTCGTGGTGCGGATAGACCTGATACCTTGCGTGGTGTGAGCTTGACCTATGCCGTTCTCGATGAGGTTGCTGACATCAAACCCGAGGCATGGGAACAGGTCATTCGAGCAAGTTTGTCTGATAAACGGGGGAGAGCACTCTTTATTGGCACTCCAAAAGGTAGAAATTGGTTCTACGACACCTTCAAACTAGGTGAGTCAGAAGATGATCCTGATTGGAAGTCATGGCACTTTACCACTGCTGATAACCCCTTGATTGACCAAGCAGAGATAGATTCCGCTAAAAAGACCCTAAGTTCTTTCGCTTTCAAGCAAGAGTTTATGGCTTCGTTCACCAATGCGGGTTCTGACATTTTTAAGGAGGAGTGGATTAAATACGGGGTTGAACCTGATTATGGAAGCTATTACATCGCTGTTGACCTTGCAGGATTCGAGGAAGTTGCCAAACAAGCAGCCAACTCTAAGAAGCGTCTAGACGAGTCTGCCATCTCAATCGTTAAGGTTACAGACGATGGTAAGTGGTTTGTTGAGAAGATTGAGCATGGAAGATGGGACATCCGAGAGACCGCCTCCAAGATACTGATAGCTATTCGGGACTACCGCCCTTTAAGTGTGGGGATAGAGAGGGGGGCGCTAAAGAACGCTGTTTTGCCCTATCTTTCAGACTTGATGCGAAAGAACAACACCTATGCCCACATCATAGATTTGACCCACGGGAATAGAAAAAAAGCGGACAGAATCATCTGGGCTTTACAAGGTAGGTTCGAGCATGGCAGAATTGTGTTAAATTCGGAAGAAGATTGGGATGAGTTTGTAGACCAGTTAATCCTGTTCCCTGCTCAAGGAGTCCATGATGACTTGCCTGACTCCCTCAGTTACATTGACCAACTGGCTGTTACATCTTACATGGAAGAAGATGATAGCGAGGATTGGCAACCTGTAGATATTATTAGCGGTGTTTAACTTTAAGGAGAAATTATGCCAAGCCCATACAAACGTGGTCGTTCAGGATATTCTGAAAAAGATGAAGCAGAAGCAAAACGCTATGGCGAATTAACTCGCATTAAATACCAAGACTTAGCAGACAGAAAAGCTGCTGGTGAAAAAGGTATTGTTTTGCCACCTGAAAATGATCCTGCGCTTGGTTTTCGTAGACGGGCTGAAGCCAACTATAAAGAAAACATGACTACTGCTGAAGGCCGTGATGTCAATCGTAGAAACATGGAATTCAATCAAGGTGAAGTCAATCGTGTTTTGGAAACTAATAGCCGCGCTCAATATGAAAGCGAAAAAGAAGCTGGTGATCCAAATGCTTTAAGAATGTCTTTCGCTGAGTGGAAAAAACTTTAAAGGTTAATCATGGAATTCCAAGAACCATCAGACTCAGACAAAGAGATAGTTAACTTTGTTGTCAACCATTGTGATAGATGGAGGGATTGGAGAGATGTCAATTGCCTTGATGATTGGCTAGAGTATGAGCGCATCTTCAATGGTGAGTGGGATGCCCAAGACAAAACCCGTGAGTCCGAGCGTAGCCGTATCGTTACCCCCGCTACCCAACAAGCCGTAGAGACACGCCATGCCGAGATCATGGAAGCAATCTTCGGTCAGGGTGAGTTCTTTGACATTCAAGACGATATTCGTGATGTTAATGGTAGCCCCCTCGATGTTGCTGCCATCAAAGCCCAACTGATGGAAGACTTCAAGGTCGATAAGATTCGCAAGTCTATTGACCAGATTGAGCTGTTGGCAGAAATCTATGGTACGGGTATCGGTGAGATTGTTGTTAAAACAGAGAAAGTCTTTGTTCCCGCTACTCAGGCAATACCTGGTCAAATGGGACAAGCGGCTATCGGTGTCGTAGAACAAGACCGCATTGCAGTCAAGATTGTTCCTGTTAACCCCCGTAACTTCTTGTTTGACCCCAATGGAACATCTATTGATGACTGTATGGGTGTGGCTATCGAGAAGTATGTCTCTATCCACAAGATCGTTAAAGGTCAAGAAGAAGGCATCTACCGCAAGGTAAAGGTCGGCACTGACTCGATGGATACAGACTTAGAGCCTACACAAGAGGTTTCTCAGTACGAAGACGATAAAGTTAAACTTTTGACTTACTATGGACTCGTTCCCCGTGAGTACTTAGAACAGTTGGAAAACGAAGAAGATGGAGAAGTAGAAGACTTATTCCCCGAAGACTCTATTCAGGATGAGTATTCCGATATGGTTGAGGCTATTGTCGTTATCGCCAATGATGGTGTTCTTCTGAAGGCAGAAAAGAACCCATACATGATGAAGGATCGCCCAATCCTTGCTTATCAGGACGATACAGTTCCTAATCGCTTGTTGGGTCGTGGTACTGTTGAGAAGGCTTACAACTCACAAAAAGCCATAGATGCCCAAGTTCGTTCACACTTAGATTCACTAGCTCTCACAACTAGCCCAATGATGGCTATGGATGCTACCCGTTTACCACGGGGTGCTAAGTTTGAAGTTAAGCCAGGCAAGGCTATCCTGACAAACGGCAATCCCAATGAGATTCTGTTCCCGTTCAAGTTCGGCAATACTGATGGTTCTAACCTGACAACTGCCAAAGAGTTTGAACGTATGCTTTTGATGGCAACAGGCACTTTAGACTCACAAGGAATGGTTACTGCTGTCTCCAGAGATGCGGGTCAGGGCGGTATTTCGATGGCTACTGCCTCGATTATCAAGAAATACAAGCGTACCTTGGTGAACTTTCAAGAGGATTTTATGATCCCCTTTATCACCAAAGCCGCTTACCGCTATATGCAGTTCGATCCAGAGCGTTACCCTACTGTGGACATGAAGTTCATTCCTACGGCAGCGCTTGGAATCATTGCTAGAGAGCATGAGCAACAACAATTTATCGCTTTGTTGCAGACTCTTGGCCCTAATACTCCTGTTTTGCCTATCATTTTGAAGGGCATCATGGCTAATTCTTCTCTGTCAAACAGATTTGAGTTGATCGAGATGCTAGACAAGATGGCTACGGCTGATCCACAGGCTCAACAAGCGGCTCAGATGCAACAACAATTGGCTATGCAACTGGCTCAAGCACAGATTGCTGTCCAAACTACGCAAGCAGAGCAGAACAAGGCTGAAGCGCAAAAGTTATTGACTGAAGCGCAATTGATGCCTATTGAGTTGCAAGCAAAGAGTATGGCGGCTAATACCAAGAACCTGCCTACTGACGATGCTTTGGCTTCAAAAGAGTTTGATAAGCGTGTCAAAGTTGCTGAATTGATGCTTAAAGAAGCCGATATTCAGAACAAGGCTAAGATTGTTGAAAAGCAGATGACTAGACAATGAATCCAGAACTTCAGAAGTACTACGAAGAGAGATTTTCCATGATGTCCACTCAAGGGTGGGTAGATTTAATGGAAGATGTTGACAAAATGATTGAACCTTTGAATAATATCTCAACAATTGCAGACGAAAAAAGTCTACAATTCAGAAAAGGTGAGTATTCAATACTAATTTGGCTGAAAAACTTGAAACAAGTCAGCGAAAGAGCATTTGAGGACTTAAATGAGAAGAATGTATGAATTTGCCTGTATAAACGGGCATAAGACAGAGAGATTTGTTGATTATGAGTTAACAAGTCTTGTGTGTGATTGTGGTGAGGAGACTCATCGCATTTTATCTGCACCAGCTTTTAAGCTAGAAGGGTGGTCTGGAGCGTTTCCATCATCGCATGGAAAGTTCGAGAAAAGTCACTTAGATAGATTAAAGGCCGAGCAGAAACTCAACTCATAAGCAATTATGCCGAGTTGAATCTCCTACAACCGATTGACGGCAGGAAAAGGAAATAAGTATGTTAGTTGATGA